GGGTCGAACGTACTCGGAACCTCAGAGATCGAGGTCGTCGACATCTCCGATCAAGTCCTCCAAATCTCCACCAGGCGAGGTCGAGATCGAATCTTTGAGGAATACAACGCTGGGACAGCCACCGTCAGGTTCCAAGACTTCACAGGCGACTGGAACCCCGAAAACGCTTCAGGCCCCTACTACGGTCAGATCCGGCCCATGAATCAGATCATCATTTCAGCCGACTATGAAGGCACCGGCTACCCTATTTTTGCTGGATATATCACACAATTTTCCTGGGAATGGGCAGACGCAGCTGCCGACTATGCGATCGTTACCGTCCAATGTGTCGACGCCATGCGACTCCTACAGCTCGCACAGATCACCACCGTCCCTTTCGCCGTTGCTGGGGATACACCAGGCCAACGAATCGGCCTTATCCTGGCAGAAATTGACTTCCCACCGAGTATGTTCGTCCTTACAGCAGGCGACACCACTCTCCAAGCGGACCCAGGGACATCACGCAGCGCGCTTGAAGCGATTCAGACAGTCGAGAATTCCGATTTAGGCTGGTTTTATATAGATACTTCTGGTATAGCGATTTACCTATCGCGGGACGATTTAGCGTTAAGGGCCACAGCTTTGCCTGTCATTTTTGAAGACGCACCAAGTCTTTTTAGTACTCGCTATCAGAATGTGAGCGTAAGCCTGGACGATACCGAGCTCGCGAACCAGGTGACTTACACAAGGGTAGGCGGGACACCGCAGACAGCGACCGACGCGACGTCCGTCTCAGCGTACTTGGGGAGGTCCTTCGAGCGTTCTGACCTGATGATGCAAACTGACTCGGTAGCGTTAGACAGGGCAACAGCTGTGGTCAACTATCGCAAAGACCCGAAGCTCCGAGTCGGAACGATCGTGCTCGACCTGTCAAGCCCCAGCAACCGAATTAGCAACGGCCTTTTCCTCGAATACGGCTACCCCATCCAGCTCATCAAACAGTTTGGAAACGGGACCGAATTTGATTTTGAAGTAATCGTTACAGGTATGTCGCACGACATCACCCCCGACCGCTGGACCATAAGCATCACGACCGCCGAACCTCTCTCGGTCGCTTTCGTTCTCGGCTCGTCAAGGTTTGGTATTCTAGGCACTAGCACCCTATAGGAGACAACTATGGCAACATTTGGAACATTCACGGACGGACAAGTCCTCAGCGCTTCAGAACTCAACTCTGCTGGAGCGTTTTCAAACTACACGCCGACTTGGACTCAGTCTGTAGCTATCACAAAAACAGTCCTATACGGCCATTACACACAACTAAATGATTGGGTATATGCCGCTTTTTATATGACCGCAACCAGCGCCGGAACAGCTAATAACCTTATTACTTGTACCTTGCCAGTTACAGCGTCATCCGAAAATAAGGTGATTGGTACGGGAATGTTAGTAGACGCTAGCGCAGCGTCTGGGACTCTCTTTCCTTTGCTCGCATGGATGAACACCACTACAACCGTTTCTTTTTACGCGAATTCAGCAAATCAGACCGGTTGGGTTTTGGGTGGCGCAGGTTTCACTGCTTCCAGCGTCGCGGTAACCATCGCAAGCGGCGACATTATCGCTGTCAATTTGGTTTATAGGACGGCCTGACATGATCAGACCGTATACAGGTTTCGACAAATACTCGACCGGCGCGCTCCCCGGCCTCAAAGCCCTCCGAGACGTCATCCTCTTCCTCAACGGAGGAAAGATCACCCACCTCGGCAGCTGGACCATCCGGTCGATGAACGGCAAGCCCGGCATCCCTTCAGTTCACGGAACCGGCAGAGCTGTCGACCTCGGCTACACCTACCGAAAAGACATCGAGGGAACGATCACCTGGCTCATAAATAACGCCGACGCGCTAGGCGTCGAGTTCGTCGCCGACTACTACCCAACCCCATACGGCAGGGGATGGCGCTGTGATCGAGGAGCCTGGAAGGTTTACTCGACCCCGACGATCAAAGGCGCTCCAGGTGGCAAATGGATTCACCTGGAGATCAGCCCCGCCATGGCAAACGACAAGACAGCGATGGACGCTGCGATCACAAAGACGTTCTGTCCATGAACATCGCCAACCCTTCGAAAGCGTTCATCGCGCTCGCCTCGCTTATCTGTCTGACTGTGCTCATGGTTCACGGAGCGATACGCGCCGACCAGGGACTCCCAGTCCTGACAGCGATAGTCGGCTACTCCATCGGGAACGGTATCGCAGCGAAGCAGAACCTCCCGGTCGACCCGATCATCGGACGAAAATCAAAGGCTTGACCCGACCGGCTCGATCCGGTAAGCCCCTACCACTACCAGCGACCCGACCGCTCTAGGAGGTTTCATGCCCAAACTTCGACTATTTGGTGCTTTATTGGTCACTGTGGCCCTGCTCCTGATCTATCTGGACCCAGGCAACAGTTCAGGACGCTTCGAGGCTCCTACGCCACCACAGACCCCAACCACGGCAACACTGCCGAAGCCAACCACCACCACCAGCACGACCACCACCACCACCACGACGACGACGACCATCCCGGTCGACCTAGTCAAAGCGTCGACACCGTGCCAAGAATGGTTACCTCTGCTCGTCGAGGTCGGCTGGCCTGTCGACACGAAGGTTCTCGAACGCGCCCTCAAAATAATGTGGCGCGAGTCAAGATGTCAGCCTTCGGCGGACTCCGGACCTGATCACGGCCTTTTCCAGATCAACCGATTCTGGAGCTCAACCGAATCGAACCCGGACAACTGGCTCGCCTTCTATGGGATCGCCCCCGACCACGAAGCCCTCTTCGATCCTGAGACGAACATCCGCGCAGCTCTCGCACTGTACTTCTACAGCTTCGAGCAGAACGGAGACGGCTGGCATCCCTGGAGATACCCAGCGCGGACAGCATGATCCAACACTTGCTCACAGTTATGTGATAAACCATGTCGCCATGAGCGACATAACCACAAAAACCGATTATGAATGGACGCCGGACGAACCTCTCTACAAAGAGTTTATAGGCCACGACAAGAACGGAACCCAGGTGCTAGTCACTGTCTGGCAGGACTCGACCTGCTGGGTTCAATACCGGGAGACACGCTTCACCCCTTGGGAAGCTCCGATCCGCTGTCGGTTCCAGTGAATCTCGACAATTACGTCGACGTAGCGACCCGGCTGAAGTTGGCCCTGGAACGCTGGCCCGAGCTGCGAATCCAGGAGACCGGCTACACCGTCGAGACGTTCGGCGACAGCTCTGTCCTAGTGTGCGAAGTCCGAGTCTGGCGCGACCCGACCGACCAGTTCCCTTCGATCGCGTCCGCAGCTGAACCTCTTCCCGGTAAGACACCGTTCACCAGGGACTCAGAGCTCATGGTCGGCATGACCAGCGCGCTAGGTCGAGCCCTCGGCTACATGGGGATAGGGATAAACAGCTCGATCGCTTCAAAGAACGAAGTCCAAAACCGGAACTATTCAAAAGAGGACACAGCGAAGCCGACATCTAGCTCGACTGAAGGCCCAAGCGACGCACAAAAGAGGATGATCCGAGCGCTCGGCAACACTGGCCCGATGCCCGCCACCAAGCGCGAAGCGTCACAGCTCATCGAGCAACTTAAAGCAACCAAAACAGACCCCACCGAAGGAGACCCTTTCTGATGAGACCAGTCGAGAAGCAGCTCACCACCGAGGAGCGCGTCCGAGTCCAGGTGCGCGGATATCGGACATTCATCCGAGATCATGAGGACGGAAGTCAGGAACTAATTACCGTCCACGAATCCAGCACACTGGTTCAATATGCCACCCGACCGGACCGCTGGACCTCCTGGTCTGCTCCAGCCTGGTTTCAGGAGGTCGGCTACTGATGGACCAGCTTTCACTCTTCGACCCGACCGGCTCGATCCAAGCCCGAGACGAAGCGATCAACAGAGTCGACGAACACGCCGAACCAGTTTGGAAGCGTGCTGCGATGATGGCGATACGCTCGATCGCAGTCGACCAGGACGAACTCACCACCGACGATGTCTGGCAGTGGCTGTATGACATGGCGATCGAAGCACCGCACGAACCCCGAGCCCTCGGCGCGATGATGGTCCAGGCGTCTCGCGATGGTCTGATCTCTGCGACTGATCGAGTCCGCAAGTCTCTCCGGCCTGTCTGCCATGCCAACCCGAAAAGAGTTTGGAAGTCAAACGTCAGGAGCTCCTATGCCTAAGCCCTCCGACCTTCGATTAAAGATCACCGAAAAGCAGTTCCAGGCCACCGTCATCCAGATCGCCAAGTGGCACGGCTGGATGGTGTTCCATCCGATGCCAGTCCAAAACACGAAAGGAGTCTGGCGGACAGCAGTCGCCGGCGACATCGGCTTCCCTGACCTGGTACTCGCACACTCGACGCGCGGAGTTATCCTCGCCGAACTGAAGACTGGGACAGGTCGACTCTCCGACGATCAGCAGCTCTGGATCGACACGCTGCTCCTCGCTGGAGCCGAAGCCTATGTCTGGCGACCCAAAGACCTCCCCGACATTCAACAAAGGCTAAGAGGCCGATGATGGACGACATCACAGAAGCGATGATCCGCCAAATCCAAGAAGCAGAGCGAACGATGGAACTCGCCACGAATGAGATCATAGATCTCCGAGCGATGATCCATGACCTACAGATCGAAAACGAACGGCTACGAGCGCGGACAACAAACTACGCCATGAGACTCAAAGACTACGAAGAAGGCACGCTGTGATCGTCAGAGGCCCCCGACCGGACCATTCCTTCACCGTCATATCGAACTCGATCATCGACGACCAGAGACTCACCTGGAAAGCCAGAGGGCTGCTCATCTTCATCCTGTCCAAACCTGACAACTGGAGGACAAACATGAAGCACCTCTCAACCCAGTCGAGCGACGGATACTTCAGCGTTCAAACTGGGATGGCAGAACTAGAGGACGCCGGTTACATTCGGCGCGTGAAAGCGCAAGACAGCGCGGGCAGATGGTCGACGACGACGATCGTCCACGATCACCCTGTGGATAAACCTGTGGATAAGTGGGGGTAGTTATCCACAGCCGGACCGCGGTTTCCCGAGCCCGGTTAACTGGGTCGCTTAGTAATAACTAAACAACAAAGACTAATCATGCTAATAGTTTTAGATAATCAGAAAGGGCTACATCATTAGCGGCTATTCAGACCCGACCTACAAGCGCAACAGAACCTCGATCCTTACCGGCTCACCTCTCTGCCACTGGTGCCAAACCAAACCAGCAACCGAAGCCGACCACGTCATCGAGCTCGACGCCGGAGGCGACCACTCACTCGACAACCTCGTCCCATCCTGTAAGAGCTGCAACTCGACCCGAGGAACCCGATATGTCAACGCCAAAACATCACAACGCATCCAAGCCCGCAACCAAGCCCTAAACGCAAACAAAAGACCAACCGATCAAGAGCTCGAAACCTTTTTGGATGAAAAACCATCGCCCCCGAGCCCCCATTTTCGAAACTCCCCTTCAAAGGCAGATTCGGTTCTGACCAGGGATATCGCTCTCGATGGTGAGATATCTGGTCGGATCGAGCCGAGGCTGATCTCGCCGGTCGCGAGCTCTCTGTCTCTTGGTCCTGCCCTGGCCGAGTTTGCTTCGCGCCATATGAGCATCGAGCTGATGCCCTGGCAGAAGATAGCGCTGGATGGTCAGCTCGCTGTGAACGATCGAGGAGACTTCCTATTCCGGGAGTCTCTGGTCTCGACAGCTCGACAGCAGGGAAAGAGTGTCGCTCTCAGGGCTCTCGCCGGCTGGTTTCTCGCTGAGGAGGCGCGTCGACGCGGGAAGCCTGTGAACGTCCTCCTGGTCGCGAACAAGCTCGAAAGGTCGCTGCCAATGTTCAGGGACCTCGCTCTCTATCTGGAGGACCATCACGGAGCGGAGGCCCGCTGGGGTAACGGCTCTCAGTCTGTGACGATGCCCGACCGCTCGACTTTCAGAGTCGCAGCTGCGAAAGACAACGTCCACGGAATGACGCTCGACCTGATCCTGGTCGACGAAATCTGGAATATCGCGCCGAGCGTGATCTATGACGCGCTTCGGCCTTCGATGATCGCCGTGAAAAATCCTCTGCTGTCTATGTGGTCCACTGCTGGGGATCAAAGCTCGACGCTGATGCTCGGACTGCGCGAGAAGGCGATCAGCGCGATCGACGCCGGCAAACCTGGTCGACTGTTCTTCGCCGAGTGGAGCGCCCCGCCCGGCTCGAACCCTGACGACCGGCTTCGAACATGGCCCTGGTCGAATCCGGCTCTCGGCACGACCGTCACCTGGGAAGCTCTCGAAGGAGCCTACGAAGGAGCAGACCGCGCCAGTTTCCTGCGAGCGCACCTGAATATGTGGGTCGCAGCGACAAAAGCCTGGTTACCGCTGGGGACCTGGGACAAGCTAGGCCCTGTCGACATTCCGACTGGGGGAGTACTGTCGGTCGACACCTCCGTCGACGACTCGCGATATGTCGGAGTGAGAGCTGTCGCCGATGGCGACCGGATCGCTGTCACCGTCGAGTTCATCGTCGAATCCCTGGAGCGCTGCTGGGAAGAAACCCTCCGAGTCATGACAGACCCGACAGTCCAGCTCACCGTCACCCCCGGCCTCGAAGGAGTCATGCCGACCGAGCTCGCGCGCCGGACCTCGATCGTCGGATATGGGGAGCTCCTCCGCTTCACACAGCTAGTCCGCTCGCTGATCCTCGAAGGTCGCCTCCGACACGACGGTTCACACATCCTCGCCGAGCACGTCTCCAGAGCTGTCGCAGTCAAGACCCAGAACTCGATCGTCCTGTCGAGTCAAAAGTCGCCCGGTCCGATCGAGCTCGCCCGCTGTATGGTGTGGGCTTCAGCGATCGCAGCTCGACCAGCATCCAAAACGAAAGTCGCTTTCGCTTTCGGATGACTTGACTTATCCACAGGCTGTGGATAACATCCGGCCTGATGGCACTGTTCCAGCGTCGCACAACTCGACCGGCTTTCGGCGCGGACATTAAGGCTGCTGCTGGAGCCGCTCAACAGTCGACGATCAACGCGACCTACACCTGGACCATCGGAACCGGAGAGCTCAGAGCGCTCCAGCTCCCGACCATCTCCAGAGCTCGCGACCTGATCGCCTCGATGATCGGCTGTCTCGACCTGCGCGCCTACCGTCTCGCCTGGGACCCCACCGAAGAGTCCTATGAGAAAATTTACGTCGAAGGGGAGTCCTGGTTCACTCGACCGGACCCGGCAGTCACTCGCAATTTCATTATGGCGAACACCTTCTCGGACCTTCTGTTCTATGGTCGCGCCTTCTGGCTCATCACCTCGCGCTACTCGACCGGCTTCCCCGCTTCCTACAAATGGCTCCCAGCAGCGAACATCACAACACTCGACCAAGCAGGCCCGCAATGGTTTCAGCCTTCGGACCAGGTCCAGTTCAATGGCGTCGACGTCGACTCGACAAACCTGGTCCAATTCCTCGCGCCTTCGATGGGCATCGTCTACTCGGGAGCAGCTGCGATCGACACCGCCTGGAAGCTCGACAACGCTGCGCGCCGGTTCTCCTCGAATGAGATCGCAGCAGGATACCTACAGCAGCGCGGAGGGGAACCGATGTCAGCGGAGGACCTCGGCGAGCTCGCATCAGCCTGGAGCATCGCCAGACAGCGCAACGCCATCGGCGCGCTGAACGAGTTCGTCGAATGGAAGGAATATCAGTCTGACCCTTCTCGGCTTCAGCTTGTCGAAGGTCGCCAGTATCAGGCGCTCGAACTGGCCCGCCTCGCGAACATTCCTCCCTATCTGGTCGGCGCGCCGACCGGGACCGGGATGACCTACCAGAACGCGCTCCAAGCCCGTCAGGACCTCTACCTGTTCGGCGCGAAGCCCTACCTGGACTGTCTCCAAGAGACGCTGTCCGGAAATAATGTGCTACCAGCTGGGAAGCACGTCGAGTTCGATCTCGACGACTATCTCGGCGACAACGACCTGGTGGACTCTCCGCTAGTTACGACACCGACCTCAGATCGCGAGCTCTACGATGCTTAAACTCACAGCAGGCTCCTTCACTGTCGACGCAGCTGCTCCCGATGGGCAGCCTTCGCGCTCGATCACCGGCCTCGCAGTCCCCTGGAATGTCACCACAACAGACAGCCTCGGGACCAAAGTCATGTTCATGCCAGGATCGCTCCCCGAGGATGGTCGCCCGCCCCGACTCCTCGAAGGACACGATCCGGCGAAGGTGCGTGGACTTGTGTCCGAAAGAGTGAACACTTCGGAAGGGATGATGTTCACCGCGCGCCTAGCTTCTACCAGAGACGCCGACGACACGATGGCTTTGCTCCTCATGGGAGCGCTCGACTCTGTGTCTGTAGGTGTCATCCCGACGAAGTTCTCACATTCTCCCGATGGCGTCATGCTGGTCGAGGAGGCTCGCTGGACAGAGCTGTCGATCGTCGCCGAGCCTGCTTTCGAGCAGGCCCGCATCGAGAAGGTCGCAGCTGCGAGCCCTGAGGACGAACAGTCCGACGAAACACCAACCCCAAACACCGACCAGGAGGTCGAACCAATGTCAGAACCAACCCAGGTCGAAGCCACCGCTCCGGCCACCATCCCAACAATGCCTCTTTACGCTCAACCGCGCCGAGAGTTCAAACTCCCCACCCCAGGCGAATACATCTCAGCCTTCGTCGCAGGAGGCTCCGAGTTCGCCCAGATGAACGCCAACATCCGAGCAGCAGCTCCCGACGTCGTCACCGACGACCTGACAGGCGTGCTCCCGATTCCAGTGATCGGACCTATCTACAACAACTTTCGAGGCTTGCGCCCAATAGTTGACGCCATCGGCCCCCGCTCGATGCCACAAGGCGGAAAAGTTTTCATCCGACCAAAGGTCACGACGAACACTTCCATCGCTTCAGTGACGCAAGGCTCCACCATTCAGGATGGGACCTTCGTCGTCGAGGACGTCCAGATCACCAAGGCCATTTATGGTGGCTATGTGGAGCTGTCAGAGGCTTCGATCGACTGGTCATCGCCTGAGGTGCTCGGCGCGCTGGTCGACGACATGGCTCGCATCTACGCGAACGAAACCGACCTAGTCGCAGCGACCGAACTTGAAGGTGAAACCTCTGAGACGCTCGAACTCGCCGATGGCGATCTCGGCGATCCGACCAAATGGGTCGCCTGGGTTTACGACGCGGCAGCGACCATCATCAGCGACTCAAACGGGAACCTCCCGACACACCTGTTCGTCGCCACCGATATGTGGGGCAAGCTCGGACAGCTCTCCGACGAAGCTGGTCGACCCCTGTTCCCACAGGTAGGACCTATGAACGCTTTCGGCTCCGTCGCTGCTGGCAGTTTCAACTCTGTCGCTTTCGGCCTGTCCGTCGTCGTCGACCGGAACCTCAGCAACGGGACGATGATTATCGGCAACGCTGACGGCTTTGAATGTTGGGAACAGCAGAAAGGCGTCGTGTCGATCGAGAATCCTTCTCTGTTGGCCCGAACGATCGCGTTCCGCGGTTACTTTGCTCCGAAAATGATCGACGCGACGAAGTTCGTCGCCCGAGTTGATTCCGAATAATTTAGACAGGACCTAGGATCATGGCGACGTTTTCGATCACGCATCACCAGCGGCTCGACGACGTCGCCGTGATCCAGACCTTGACACCGACCGACATCGCTGTCGGGCAGTCGGTAACAGTGTCAGGGCTGGGGCATAACCTGAACGGGACACACACCGTGATCGCTGTGCCTCAGTACCTCTTCCTCGGACTGAGCTCCGAAGGCGACTTCACCTATAACACCGACGACATCATTCCCAACCAGTTAGCCTTCCAAGACGCTGGGGATGTCCTCGAAAGGTCGGCAGCAGAGCCGTTCGGAACGCTCACCTGGACGCTCGCGCCGACCTGGACATCCTCAGCTCTGGTCGTCGAGTTTCTCGGCATCTCAGCAGCCACAGCAAACGACACCGCTTTTATCGCGACCTGTGTGAACGCTGCCAACGCATACTGCTACCGCAAGCGAGTCGAAGCAGGCTACCGACAAGACAGCACCAGCTCCAGTCCATCAAACGACGTCACGCTCGGAACCACCTTGTACGCAGCTGCGCTCTACCGGGAGCGAGGCTCGATCGACTCCTTCCAGACGTTCGAAGCGATGCCCGCAGCTGGACAGTTCGTCAACATGGGACGAATCCATCAGCTCCTCGGAGTCAACCGAAGTCAGGTCGCCTAATGGCAGCGACCGGAATGTTCGCCGAAGCCAGAGACGCCATCGCGACCAGGATCACCGCGCTCGGCCTCGTACCAGTCACCGACCCGCGCAACGCTCGACCGATGACAGTGTTCATCGAGCTCCCCACCTTCGACAGTTTCACCAGCAACGTCGGAGACATCACCTTCACGATCAGAGTCCTCGGAGCGCCTCCCGGCAACCTAGACACCGCCGACTATCTGCTCACAACCATAGACACGCTGATGGCAGACGCCGGACTCGCTGTCACCGCTGGAGCCCCGACGACCGCCATCATCGGCAGCCAAGAACTCCCGGCATACGACCTCACTATCAGAATCGCCTCCCGGCGCAACTAAGAAAGGCCCCCACAATGGCTACAACCACATTCCTCAGCAATGCGACAGTCCTGATCGGAGCAGTCGACGTCTCCGACCAATGTAAGTCGGTCATGCTCACAGTCGGCTACGACCCTCTCGAAACCACCGCGATGGGCTCCAATGGACACACCTTCACGCAAGGCCTCCAGAACGTCGAAGTAACGCTCACGATGTACAACAGCTACGGAGCAAGCGAAGTCGAAGCGACCCTGTTCGCTGCTGTCGGCGCGGGCAACACGACCCTAGTCATTTCGCCTTCAGGCTCGACCGAGTCCGCCACAAACCCCGAGTACACGATCACCAACGCGATGCTGTCCAGCTTCACGCCGGTCTCATCTGTGGTCGGCGAGCTCTCCGAAGTCGAAGCAGTGTTCACCGGAGGAACCTTCGCCCGCGACATCGTCTCCCCATAACAGAAAGAAGCCCGACAGCATGAAACTGAACCTGAAAGTCGACATCGGCGACGGCCCTGTCATCGTCGAAACAAATCTGTATATCACTGTGCTCTGGGAGCGCAAGTTCAAGAAGAAGGCGTCCGACCTCGCTAACGGAGTCGGCGCTGAGGACTTGGCTTTCATGGCTCACGAAGCGATGAAAGCAGCGAAGATCACTTGTCCGATGATGCTCGACGACTTCATCAAGAAGGTTCAGGTGCTGGAGGTTGCCGAGAAGGAGTCCGCAAACCCTACCCAAGAGGAACCTATCGACGCGGATTAGCGGAGATTCTTGTCGCTGTCGGCTGGTGGCCTCCAGACATTCCCTTCGATCATAGGGACCTTCACACTACGATCGAACTACTGAACAAAGGTCGAAAAAAATGACAGTACAGATTCAAGGAGTCAAGGAAACGATCCGAGAGCTGTCAAAGATCGACCCCGAGATCAGGAGATCGTTTAACAAGAACGTCAAAGCGATCGTGAAGCCTGCGATCGTCGCAGCCCAGCAGAAGTACAAGTCCGAACCCTATCCTTCTGGCACAGCCCGCAACTGGCAGCAAGGAGGTCGACAGAAGTTCCCTCTCAGCGGAGATCAGGCAGCACGCGGAGTGAAAACCAGCATCAAGACAGCCAAGAAAAACCAGTCGACAATCCTGGTTGTGAACGCGAACGCTGGAGCTGTCATCTTCGAGTTCGCTAACGCTGGAGCGCTCGGCTCAGCTTTCAGAGACAAAAACGGGAGACCGGCTCGCACCTTGTGGCCTTCAGTTAATGCGAGGATGCCCGACATCGTCGGCAAAATGACAGACCTAGTTCAGCAGGTCGAGCGCGAAATCGACGCGCAGATTCGAGGGAAGTAGCTCATGGCAATCAGAGTCCCCATCGTCTCGGACTTCAATGACAAAGGCATCAAGTCAGCGTCGTCGAGTTTCGCCAAACTAAAGTCAGACGTCGCCTCCGCCAATGGCGCGATGGGCAAGTTCAAAGCTGCTGGTTCGGGAGCGTTCGCAGCTGTCCAAGCGAACGCGCTCCAATTCGCAGCTGTCGCTGGAGCAGCAGTCGTCGGCTTCGCAGCGAAAGCAGTCATCGCCTACAAAGACCTCGGCCTCGCTGTCGGCAAGTTCGCCGACGCCACAGGAGTCAGCGCCGAAGAAGCGTCTCGTCTGATCGAGGTCACGGGCGACCTAAACATCGAAAGCTCGACCCTTCTGAGCTCGCTTAACAAGATGAACCGCGCCGTAGCGTCGGGTTCAACAGCGTTCAAGGACATCGGCGCGGAGATCGCCCGAACCAGTACCGGAGCAGTCGATGTCAACCAGACCTTCCTGAACGTCATCGACGCTCTCAACCAAATCAAAGACCCGGCAGAGCGCGCCAAAGCAGCGACCGAGCTCCTCGGCAAAGGCTGGACAGAGCTGTCCCGAATGGTCGGCATGGGAGCCGACGAACTTAAAAAGGCCCTTGAAGGCGTCGCCGATGTCAAAGTATTCGATGACAAAGACGTTCGAGACGCCGAGGAGCTTGACGCAGCTTTCAAAAATCTCGGAGACAAGTTCGAAGAGTTCTCGCTGGTAGTCGGTGAGCTGCTAGTCCCGGCTCTTACTGACGCCCTTGAAGGCGTCGTCGACCTCCTCGAAGGCCTCAGGAATGTTTCGAACTTTGAGATATTTGGAGTCAAAGTCAGCACCCTGGTCAAGGGCATGAACGCTCTGAGCGCAGCAGCCGACGGGAACCTCGGACCGCTGAAAAACCTGATTAACCCGACAATCGAAGCAAGCGTCGCGACAGGAGTATTTGCCACCGCTGAGGAAAAGGCGAAGGCCGAGCTCGACGCAACAACTGAAGCGCTGGAAGCACAGCAGGACGCGCTCGACGCCTCAAAAGCGGCCTGGGATGACTTCACAAACTCGCTCAAAATCGAAAACGAGTTCGCCGACGTCCGGAAGGAGGTCTCCGACTTCAATGACTATTGGGCTTCAGCGATGGCAGACGGAACCTTCGAAGCAGACGCCTTCGGCTACGCCCTGAACGAACTGAAGCTCAAAGTGATGGCGCTCGCCTGGGAGATACTTCAGACCGAAAGCGTCGCTAGTCAGACAGCGATCAGGATCGCAGTCGACACCGGACAAATCGGCTTCGCTATGGAAATGCTCGAAAACCTGCGAATCATGGCAGACGCCACCTTCGGCTACGTCACGTCAGGGACCACCACCTACGCAGTCAGCCCATACGGAGCAATGCCAGTCTACGACACAGCTGGAGGAGTTTATATCGGAGGAGAATACATCGCCCCAGGGACCGACTTCTCCGGCTTCATGGCTGAAGGTGGCCTAGTCACAAACGGACCGACGCTCGCGGTCATCGGCGAAGCAGGCCCTGAAGCAGTCATCCCTCTCGACCGGCTCTCCGACTTCGGAGGAGGAGGAGGCATCACAGTCAACGTCGCCGGCTCAGTCGTCACCCAAGGCGACCTCATCGAAGCCATCAGACGCGGACTTGCTAATTCGCAGCGCAACGGTAACCAGCTGGTCTATAACCTATGACGCTCCCCGCAGTCCCGAAGGTCATCATCCGGTTCGGCACAGGACCAGGCTTCGGCAACGTGATGATCCTGGGGAGCATGACAGACGGAATCATAGGGTCGAACGTACTCGGAACCTCAGAGATCGAGGTCGTCGACATCTCCGATCAAGTCCTCCAAATCTCCACCAGGCGAGGTCGAGATCGAATCTTTGAGGAATACAACGCTGGGACAGCCACCGTCA